ATCTTCCATTCCCAGAGAGCGAATCTTTGGGCGTGACGTTCTGTAAGAACCTTTATGGGGTCAACACAAACTGGGCTCAAACGTCCTATAACGCCAACTTTCGTTATAACTATGCGGGGATTGGCTACACATTTGATCCTACGCCCGCACCTAATGGTGCTTTTATCCCGCCAAAGCCTTATCCATCTTGGCTGTTGGATACGAACACTTTCCAATGGAAACCGCCCGTTCCATATCCTAATGATGGTAAAATGTACTATTGGGATGAGGCGACCCAATCATGGGTTTTGATGCCTGAAGCCTAATACCATGTGAAGGGAGAATCACATGCCTAGCAGCGATGTTAAGGGCAAGCTCCAAATTCAGGAGTTTGTTCGCAAGTTCCAGCATGACACAATTTTGGATATTGGCTGTGGTGAAGGAACCTACGCCAAGCTTTTCCCTGAATCTAAATGCACTGGCGTTGAGATTTGGGAACCATATATCCAAAAATATAAACTGGCGGAACTGTATGATGAGGTCATACAGGCGGATGCCCGGACATGGGAGGCTGGAGATCGCCGCTGGAACGTGGCTATCGCAGGAGATGTCCTTGAGCATATGACAGAAGAAGAGGCGGGTAAGCTTCTTCACAAGCTTAAGTTATGCGCTGATTGGGTCATCGTCAGCATCCCATTTAACATGCCGCAGGGTGAATGGTACGGGAACCCATATGAACGCCATGTCAAAGATGACTGGAACCATGAAGAGGTGCGCCGGGTCTTTGGACAGCATGAATGGTGTCACATTGACGATCCGATAGGGGTCTATGCCTATCGTGGATACCCCCAAAATAAGCTTAAGATTTGCGTTTACGCCATCAGCAAAAACGAAGCCCACTTTGTCCAAAGGTTCTGCGAATCTGCCAAAGAAGCGGACATGATCCTGATTGCTGATACGGGGTCTGATGATGGTTTGCCGGAAGAGGCCGCCAAACATGGGGCCACGGTCCAGCATATCTCCATCACACCTTGGCGGTTTGATCTGGCCCGTAATGCTGCTCTAGCCCTTATCCCAAAGGACTATGATGTCTGCATCAGCCTAGACATTGATGAAATCCTCCAGCCCGGTTGGCGGCAAGAGATTGAACGTGTCTGGAAGAAGGGTGAAACCACCCGCCTCCGGTATATGTTTGATTGGGGCTGCGGTATCCAATTTTACTATGAGAAAATCCACGCCAAGCACGGTTATATGTGGCATCACCCATGCCATGAATACCCCATCCCTGATGCCCGTATTACAGAGGTTTGGGCGCAGACAGACATGCTATTGGCGGTCCATAAGCCAGACCCGACCAAAAACCGTGGGCAGTATTTGGACTTGTTGGAACTATCCGTAAAGGAAGACCCACATTGCCCGCGCAATGCCTTCTATTATGCCCGTGAGCTATCATTTCATGCTAGGTGGCATGAGAGCATCAATGCTTGCAATAAGTATCTAGCCCTTCCCCGCGCCATATGGCCCAATGAACGCTGCTATGCCTACCGGGTTATGGGGCGGTGCTATAATGAAATGGGCGATTTGGCTAATGCTGAAAAAGCGTTCCATCAGGCTGCGGCAGAAGCTACTAATACCCGTGAGCCTTGGTGTGAACTTGCTCTGCTTATGTATAGGCAGCATCGTTGGGAAGAATGCTTTGCCTTTTCTATGAGGGCACTTCGCATTACGGATAGGGCGGCTGTTTACACTTGCGATCCCGCAGTTTGGGGCCATCAACCACATGACTTTGCGGCGATTTCCGCTTATCATCTGGGGCTACTTGAGGTAGCTAAGACCCAAGCATTGTTGGCGATTGAAAAGACGCCTGAAGATGCCCGGTTGCACAACAACCTCAAACTCATTGAAGATGCGATCTCCGCAAAGGAGAAAGGGTCATAAGATGCAAGTGGACGGCCAATTCATCCTTAACACCCTAATCATGGGGGCCGTGGCATCAGTTGGTTGGTTTGCCCGTCAAATCTGGGATGCCGTCCAAGAACTTAAACAAGATGTCCATGACATCGAAGTGGACCTTCCAAAGTCTTATGTCAGCAAAGATGACTTTAACAAGACTTTGAAGCACATTGAGGACATGTTCCAGCGCATTTATGACAAGTTAGATGCGAAGGCAGATAAATAATGGCTAATGATCGGGTCAGTATCTGGAACCAATACCTGAAGATTTTCAGGGAGCCTGCATCGGGGGAACTGATGTATGGCAATGGGACAGATTTTACCCTTGGATCAATCTCAGAAGTCATCAATGCTGCTTTCCCATCTGCGCCGCAGGGCTCAATCCTATATAGGAACGCTACTGACTGGACTTATTTAGGTCCGGGTACTGCGGGGCAGTTACTTCAGACAGGCGGGACAGGGGCCAATCCTTCATGGGCTACTGGCTATAGTCCGCCTGCTATTGCCAACAACACCATTGTCAGCAACGTATCAGGCTCTTCGGCGGCTCCCTCTGCCAATACGCTGACACAGGTTTTAGATGCCGTTGCGGGCAACACCCAAGGTTCAATCCTGTATCGCAGCGCCACAGATTGGACGGTACTTGGACCGGGAACCAATGGACAGGTACTTAAGACAGCCGGGTCTGGTGCAAATCCATTTTGGGGCAGCACTACGGGAACCTATACGCTTCTCACCACTGTTACGCCATCCACTGCAACAACTGATATTTTTTTCACTACGTCCGCCCGAATTGTCATTTATTATTCTGCGTTAAATGTTAATGGAACTGCCGTAAACTCAGCCGTTCTTGCAAAATTTACCGCAACTGGTGGCGCAATTTGGTATCCATGGACCATCCAAATTTATCTTGGGTATGGAACTAATTTTGCTACAGGAAATGTTTCTATAGTTACAGACTCTTCTGGAACAGTAGCTACAACAGTAACTGCCAATGGATATAATTATGATGGGACGCGCCCACAGTATTCAACAGTATTTACTGGAACTGGTTTTGCGGCAGGCACTTACATCAATGGTATGCAAATAACCACAAGCTCAGGGGCAACATTTGGCGGTGGAACTATCTACGTCTATTCCGTCACATAAAGCAAGAAAGCTAACAAAATGGATTACGACAACATTACTAAGCGAATTGCTGTTGTAACTGCCGTTTTAAGTGCTTTGGGCGGCGGATATGCTTTTATTGATAAAACAGGTTTGATGAAAAAAGACATTTTAAAGTGGGATGCAGAACATTTTTCTATATCTAATGGGCCAGCACATGAGCCCTTTAGGGTAATAGTAGCCCGCCAAAAAATTAGAGACGATTGTTTGGTTGATGATTTCACACTAGAAGTCAGGGATACCAACTATATCGTCCATAAAGCAATTCCGTCCGTGGCAAAGTTTTCCGGTCCTGCCAGCCCAACGGTGGATAAGTTTGGCTACACTATGGTCATTGAAGACCCGCAAAATGTGACGCCGGGAGAAGCTAAACTTATAGCGCGTATTGTCTATAAATGCCCGGAAGGAAATGTGATTATCACATATCCTGACCATACCAATCTGACCTTTAGGATAGGAGACAAGTGATGGACCTTCTTAAATCTTTTGGCCCACTTTTAGGCCAGATTGCCCCTACCCTTGCTACTGCTTTGGGCGGACCTTTGGCTGGAATGGCTGTCAAAACCTTATCCAACGTGCTTTTGGGCCATGAAAATGGGTCTGAAGATGATGTAAAGGCGGCTTTGGAAAGTGCTTCGCCAGAGACTTTGGCCCAACTCAAGCAAATTGATGCTGAGTTTAAGGTCCGTATGAAAGAACTTGATATTGATCTGGAACGGATTTCCGCCGGAGATCGTGACAGCGCCCGTAAAATGCAAACGGCTACGCAGGACTGGGTCCCGCGTATGTTGGCCCTTTTAATTACGATTGGATTCTTTGGTATCCTTGTATGGATGCTAATGAAGGGTATGCCTCAAACTGGAACGGAAGCCCTATTGATGATGTTAGGTGCTTTAGGTACAGCATGGACCGGAGTGATCAACTTCTATTATGGGTCATCTGCCGGGTCTAAAGAGAAAAACAATCTTTTGGCAAATAAGGACAAGTGACATGGCGGCTGAGAATTGGGATTCTTGTTTCCAAATGGTCCTCAAACATGAGGGGGGCTATGTAAACAATCCGAAAGACCCCGGCGGCATGACTAACCTTGGCGTCACTAAGCGGGCGTGGGAGGAGTATGTCGGCCATGAAGTGGACGAAGCCACCATGCGCGGCCTTACCCCGGAAAAGGTCAAACCGTTCTATAAATCCCGTTATTGGGATCGCATTAAGGCTGACGATCTGCCTTCTGGCGTTGACTATGCTGCTTATGACCTTGCTGTGAACAGCGGCGTTGGCAGGGCGGCAAAGTATCTTCAATCCATTGCTGGCGTACCATCTGATGGCATCATTGGTCCTAAATCTTTGGACGCCATTAAAGCATGTCCGGCGGATGAAATGGTTGATGCTCTTTGCGACATGCGCCTTGAGTTTTTAAAGAAGCTCCCAACTTGGGATACCTTTGGAAAGGGCTGGGGTCGCAGGGTTGAAGAAGTCGAAGCTAAAGCTACTGAGATGGTGCAAACTGCTTGATTGTGCTAAGAGTTAGCCAATAGCGGAGCCAGCGATGACTACGGGCCTTACCTACAATACCTATGTCCAACAAATCTGCACCATGGCAGTCCTCCAATGGCAGGACATTGGTGGTCAGGTCTATCCCGTAGACTATCCTTCGGACCCTACAAATCCGGTCTATAACCCTAGTCAGGTCGCCTTTCCGCAAATGATCACTTATGCGGAAAACCGCATGTACCGTGATCTGGACTTCTTGTTTACGTCCATTGCGACTACAGCCTATGGCCTGACAGTTGGAAGCCGACAAATTGGTGTCCCGGCGGGGACTTTTGTGGTTCCTGAACAGATCAACGTGATCACCCCGGCGGGTACTACGGACCCTGATCTTGGAACCCGTAATGCCCTTACCCCTGTAACCAAAGAGTATTTGGATGCCATCTATAATGTGGCTTCTAATACTGGTCTTCCTAAGTATTTCTGCCCGTTTGATGACTATACCTTCTTGGTAGGTCCTTACCCGGATCAGAATTATACCTGTGAGATTGTCGGCACGTACCGCCCAGAAAGTTTGTCGCCAACCAATACGACAACCTTCATAAGTCTGTATCTGCCCGATCTCTTCATCATGGCTTCGATGGTTTATCTGTCGGCTTATCAACGTAACTTTGGCCGCCAAAGCGATGATCCGCAAATGGCGCAAAGTTATGAAGCCCAGTATCAAACTCTTCTGAAGTCCGCCCTAAGTGAAGAAAACCGTAAGAAGTTTGAGGCTGCGGCTTGGTCTAGCCAGTCTACTTCTGTTACGGCTACGCCTAACAGGTGATAGGAAATGCCTCACGCCCAGCTTAAGCTTCTTCCGGGTGTCAATCAGAACGAAACCTTCGCTCTGAATGAGGCGGGCATTTCTGTTTCCAACTTGATTAGGTTTGTGCCTGATCGTGACGGAAAGTCACTGATCCAAAAGCTTGGCGGATGGACCAAGTATTTCCCTAACACAGCGCCCAACATCATTAGGGCGCTTCTTGCTTGGGAAGATACCAACGCCACCAAGCATCTGGCTTATGGGACAACCTATGATTCTGTGTCGCTTCAATCGACACTCAGCGTCATCACCAATGGTTCTTCTAAAACCATCACTCCCCGCCGCATCATTAGCAGCCAGCCCGTGTCTGTTGTTGGTGATATTCAAACAACGTCTGGAAGTGCTGATGTCACGATCCTTGATGTGACAAATACGATCACCAGCAATGATTCGGTGTTTATCGCAACGCCAATTTCCGCAGGCGGTCTGATCCTATTTGGGATGTATCAGTGTATCTTTTCTGATGCGACCCATTTTAAAGTCACTGCCAAGGACATCTTTGGAAACCCCAAAAAGGCAACATCTTCTGTCACTTCTGGCCTTGTTCCGCAGTTTACAACCACAAGCGGCAGCGCCTCTGTAACCGTTACACTTAATGCCCATGGTTATGTTGAAGGCGACACGTTCCCGGTTTTGATCCCCACAACTGTTGGCGGCGTTACCCTATCTGGGAACTATTTGATCCAATCTGTCCCAACCGTTAATACCTTTACGATTGTGGCACAGAACTCAGCGACATCTTCTACTTCCGCATATGAGAATAGCGGGAACGCTTATTACGTCTACAATATTGGATTCTCTCCTACACCGCCTCAGACAGGCTACGGGGCGGCAGGATATGGCTCTGGTGGGTATGGTACTGGTTCCGCAGTTACGCCGTCTACGGGCACTCCTGTGCCAACCACAGACTGGTCCTTGGATAACTGGGGTGAAGTCCTTTTGTCTTGCCCTGTGGCGTCTTTGGTTGATGGCATCGACTTTAGTTATGCGCCCATCTACCAATGGTCGCCTCAATCAGGCAGCCCGGTTGCAGAAGCAATTGTAGAAGCTCCGCCTGTCAGTGATGGTATGTTTGTGGCTATGCCGCAGCGTCAGATCATTGCATGGGGATCGTCGTTTAACGGTGTGCAAGACCCGCTTCTGATCCGTTGGTGCGATGTTGGGAACTACAACCAATGGATTGCACAGGCCGTCAATCAGGCAGGCTCTTATCGCATCCCTAAAGGCTCGCGCATTGTTGCTTGTATTCAAGGCCCGCAACAGGGTCTTGTTTGGACCGACATTGGTCTTTGGTCTATGCAATATATCGGTGCGCCATATGTTTACAGCTTCAATGAGCTTGGAAATGGTTGCGGTTTGATTGCCCGTAAAGGTGCGACTTCGCTTAATGGCGTTATTTACTGGATGGGGCCAACTCAGTTTTATCGCCTTGGACCTAGTGGCGTTGAAACGCTGCCATGCCCGGTCTGGGACGTTATCTTCCAAGACCTTGATCTGGACAATGTGGACAAAATCCGTGTTGCTCCTAACAGCCGCTTCAGCGAAATCTCTTGGTTCTATCCCACCAAAAGCAATGGCGGCGAAGTCAATGCTTATGTGAAATACAATGTGGTCCTGAATACTTGGGATTTTGGAACTTTGTCCCGTACAGCATGGATCAATGAATCGGTCCTTGGACCGCCAATCGGCGCTGGTCAGGACAGGTATCTTTATCAGCATGAGACATCTAACAGTGCTGATGGCCAGCTTGTGGCGGCATCTTTCCGCACGGGTTATTTTGCTATTCAAGAGGGCGACAACAAAGCCTTCATTGACCAGATTTGGCCGGATATGAAATGGGGCCTGTATGCAGGCGTCCAGAACTCAACTGTGAACTTGACGTTCTATGTTGTTGATTATCCGGGGCAAACTCCAACAACGTATGGGCCTTATTCTATGACACAGGCCAATACGTTTTTAACAACGCGCATCAGGGGACGCCTTATTTCGCTAGAGCTATCTAGTGCTAATACAGACGTAGATGGGTTCTGGCGTATTGGTGCAATGCGTTATCGCTGGCAAGTGGATGGACGGTACTAATGTCATCACTAGCAGACATCCTTACAGCCTCAAAAAATATCGTCACGGCGATAAACAACGCCGCGCAGGCATATCTTAACGTCAATGGTATTCAGACTCAGATTGGGATCGTGGGCGGCACACCCGCTTTGGTTAAATCTGGTTCTGGACGTATTGCCTATGTGAGCGTTACGGCAACCAGCACGACCGCAGGGCATATCTATGATGCCAACGATGCGGCGGCCACCACTGACGAACTGTGCCAAATACCGACAATTGTTGGTGTCTTCCAAATCAACCTTCCTTACGTTAATGGTCTTGTAGTAGCCCCCGGAACGGGTCAGACCGTTACCGTAAGCTACTCATAAGGCAGGAGAACACGATGTCCCTCTCTTACACACCAAATAAAAAGATCGGGAAGCCTGCCAACGGAGACACGGGCTGGGACGTTCCGCTTAACAACGACTTTGACTACGTTGATGCGGCCTTTGGCGGCCATCACACAGTTACGGTGACGGGCGGTTCAGGAACTACTGCGCTTACGATTGATGAAGCCCGCAATCTGACGTTGTTGTTTACGGGTACAATAACCGCCAATTTGATTTATACGATTCCGGCCCCTGCTTCCGGGACAGACCCTATTGTTGGTGGTTATTGGGTTGCGGATTGTACCAATGTTTCTCAAGGCGTTGGCGGTCCTTATACCATTACGTTAGCTCCTGCGGCAGGCGGTGGTTCCACACTTTCTCTGCCTGTTGGATATGCTACTGGCGTATATACGGATGGAACTAACGTTCTTCGTACTGACACGGCTCCTCCTGCCGCTAATACGGTAAATACGTCAGCTATCCAAGATGGTGCTATTACCTATCCAAAAATGAATAGTGCCGCGCTTGCAACGGTTAGCGATTTCCGTTCGGCAACAGCTTCCAAACTACTTCCCGCAGATGTTGCATGGACTGCGGCTGGCTTTATCACACTGAGTGATGCGGCAACGATTACGCCTGACTTTTCTGCCGGGTTTAACTTCCAAGTGACAATCTCAGCCAACCGTACTTTGGCAAACCCAACAAATGCTAAAGTTGGTCAATCTGGTGTGATTATTGTTACGCAAGATGCTACAGGTGGTCGTACTTTGACATACGGTAGTGCTTATAAGTTCTCCAACGGAACTGCGCCTACTTTGTCTACGACAGCCAATAGTGTGAACGCTTTGTTCTATTATGTCGTGACTACAAGCTTTATCATCGTCAACGGTATTCGCGGAGTTGCCTGATGCTTCCGGGAATGGGTGGGTTTATCGGTACTGCGGTTGTAGCGGGTAGCCAAACCTACTCCACTCCGGGAACGTATACTTTTACGGTCCCGGATTACAACTTCATTACTATTGAAACATATGGCGCGGGTGGCGGTGGCGCATATTACAACACCGGATCATATGCAAATGGAAGTGCAGGAAACACTTCATCTGTAGTTGTTCCAGATGGAACAATTCAAGCTACAGGCGGAGAAGGTGGCGTAGTTGCGCAAGTAAATGCTGGCGGCGGGACTGGATCAGGACCATCTGGAACAACTGTCGCAACTGGCGGCACATCTAATTATGTATCTTCCTTCCAAACTGTGTATGGAGGCGCTGGTGCTGGACCTCTTGGTGGTGCGGGCGCGGCGGGTAATACTGTTGGCTCTCCTTATGGCGGCGGCGGCGGCGGATATGTCACAAAATCTGGCGGTGGCAACACCCGTTGGGTTTCTGGTGGCGGCGGTGGAGGTTATGCTTCCTACACAACATCAAATTATGTTGGAATCAGCTTAACAGTTGTTGTGGGCGGCGGTGGTTCTGGCCCGTCAGGCGGAAATGGAGCCGATGGCGCAGTAATCATCACATGGTCATAAACTAAAAAATGGCGTATAATCACGCTATTGGCGGCAGGAGAGTAAAATGGACTTTGATGAAAATGAAGTCGGCCAAAATCTAGGCCGTTACCAGCGCAATCTTCGCCGCTTGCAGGAACAGGCTGGCGATCAGCGTATCCGCCGTGAGTATCTGACACAACAGTACCAACAGGGAAATATTGGCGCAGATGAGCTTGAGCGTGAGTTTAATGAGCCGACTTATGGTCGGATCATGCCGCCAAGCGTTGCCCGTTCCCTGCAACAGGCAACTCCTGAATCTACCCGTCAGCGCCTTGAAGGTGCGGTGACCACTGGAACTTATGCTCCATTAGCTCTGACTGCTGCTGGTGCAGCCCCTACGGCTGGCGCTACGATGCGGGCTCTTGGAAGCTTTTTCCGCCGTCCTCCTGCTAATGCTTCTTATTATACGGCTGGCTCACAAGAGCTTCCGCTTCTTGAGCGTCTTCGCATGGTTCAGGCTGCCCGCACCCCGGTTCGTCCGGGCGTAGGCGGCCCTACAACTCCGCTTTATCCATTGACCACGGCTGGAACTTTGGCGGCTTCTACGCTTCCCATCATGTATAATGAAGGGGTCCCCGGATATCCTTTTGGCTCGCGTTCGGCACAGGCTTCACAACCTCAGATGCCTCAGATGCCGCCTCCGGCTTATCCTAAGCCTGTTCGTCGCCCTGCGGCGGCTGCGGCTCCTGCGGCCCGTCCTGAAGCCATTTCTTCTGCGACATCAACTTCTGGCCCGTCTTCGCGTG